AATCGCTTCATAGCACCTTCGCGATATGTCACCTGCTGCTGTGGTGTAAGATGCTCGATTCTCTTATTCTCATATCCGGCATTGTACACATCTGCATCCGACATGCGTGCAGAAATTACCTGGGCCGTTGTGAGATTCAACTGGCCTGCCTTGATATTAAACAGGTTGTCTGCGTCCTGGCGATTCTCTGCAGGAATATTCTCTACCGCCTCATGGTATGCCTTGGTGAGTTCCCTTGCATTCTTTGCCTGGGACATATCCGCCATAATCTGTGCCTTGGAACGCTTCTCTTCTGCAGGTGCTTCCGCTTCCTCAGAACGTACTGACATATTCTGACGTGCTTCGTCTACAAGTTCTACCAGGCGCGTCTTCTCCTTCTTGGTTACTTCTGTTCCTTCCTCGGCTTTCTTTGCAAGTGTCTGCGCTAGTTCAACTGCTTCCTTGGCAGCATCGGAACCTTCCTTGTTCTCATATGCAGATTCTTCCAGTGGCAGCTCGTCAACAACATACATATAATCTCCGGCATTTACATGTTTTGCAGTTTTTGCATAAGAACGTGACTGCATCACATTTGCGCCGCCGCCCATAAGTCCACCGGACAACGAACCTGCTAATACGTCTGTACCTACCTGCGCCCAATACTCATGCGTTGCAACCTTCTTTGCTTCTTCCTCTGTTAGTCCCTCACTCTCAATGAGTTCTCTCACGCGGCTATTGTATTCGCTCTGATCTCCTGTAATCACATCATCTGCGATACGATTGATAATATCGTTAGTTCCTTCCTCTCCGCCTTCTATTACTGACATTACTAGCCAGTTAGCCAGGCGATTACGTGCAACCTTCACACCGGACTGTTTTGCAATATCCCAAAATACATCCAGGGATACTACCTCTGTACCCATCTCGGATAATGCAGATACCACTGCCAACTGTGTAGCCTGCTTTCTTGATAATCCTCTATCCTGTGCTTCCTTCAATGTATGTGAGTATGCGCTTGCACCAAAAGAAGGCAACGTTGCTGCATTCGTTGCCAATTTTACTCCTAGTTCCCCTGCGCCTGCGCCCTCTGCAATTCCACCTGCAAGGCCGCCTAATGCCATAGGTGCAACCATCTTTGCAGTAGATAGTCCTGCTCCATATCCCACCTGCGCTGCAGTTCTTAAATAAGGGTTATTGATTGCTGCAGCAATGTTCTCGTTGGTCTGATTCTCGACTGCATTTTGAAAACTCTGCGCACGGTATAAGGCAGAATTTGTATTCACATTGCTGTAAGGGTCTGTATCAAATTTATGGCGCACTGATTCTGCAGTAGCCATAAATCCTGCCGGCATATCTACTACAACGTCCGTTGCATTGGCAGCTACTGGATGCTTGGTAGCATAATCCCTGGATAACTTTTCTAAATCTTCTGCTTCTGCAGTATTCATTGCTTCCTTCAAATACTGCTGATACAGTTTGAGTCCCTTATCCCCTACACCGTTATCACGCTTGAACTGTTCTTCCAGTTCCTTACGGTTATAGGATACAAATGCCTGTCCGCTGCGCTCATGCTGTTTCTTAGCGTAACGGCCTAATGCCGTGCTATCATCAACGTATGCTACCGGTTTTGCGCCCTGGGTATACATCGTTCCTTTATCTGCATATACACCGTGTTCTGCCTTATACAGTGTCATTAAAGTATTCAAGGATTCCGGATCTAATTTACGAATGTCATACGTCTTGTGAAGTTCTGCAGACTTATCTGCATCCTGCATCTCCTTACGCGCTGCCTGCATGTTCTTTTCCATCCGGCGGATTTCTTCATTCCGTCTTTGGTCTTTCCAGGCATTCTGCTCTAAGTCACGCTTCGCATACTGTGGCTGTTTCCCCTGTGCAATATTTCTCACTGCTTGTGCACCCTGCTGTATTGGATTCTGCTTGCGCGCGTCTTCGAGTTTTCTCTGCTCGTATTTTGCCTGCTGCACTGCTGCTTTTGCGTTGATGAATTTCTCATATGCTGATTCATAATTGTCCCCAGGGTTATACTCCTTGTAGTCTACTCCCCTGGCCTGCATCTGTAACTTCTGCTTATTGATAGGCTTTTTTGCTGCCATAGCTTCTCCTTTATAATCCCAACATGAGTCTGTATAGTGTCAAATCATAATCGCGTTCTGCGTCCGCCCGGCTTGCCAGGTAGCTCCGGTTCGCCTGGTAATCACTCATATCATCACGGAACTTCTGATATACATCATCATATCGTTCCTTTGTCATACCGTAGTTCTGTCTCAACTCAGTGCCTTCATCCTGGTATCTTGAATAAGCCATATTCGCAAGTGTTGGAACCTGGTTATTCAATTCCTGCAGATAATTCTGATACTGCTGCTGTCCGGCAGTCTGCGCGTAGGAGTTGCCATATCCACCGGTGAGTGCACTTGCCTGGGCCATTGTATCCTGCATTGCTGTTTTACCGCCCTGCATGTACTGGTCCTTATACTGCTGATACAATGCGTCGGCATTCACGTTGTATTTGAACTTAGGCCGGTTTAAAAGCTGTTCATACAAACTATTAAGCTGTCCTTCAAACTGATTGTTATACGTCGGTGCCTGCAATGACTGCAACTGTGCATAGGCATCTGTTACCACCTGGCTTTGCTGATAAGATGGTGCCGCAGGTGCCGCTCCACCACCGCCGCCGGAACTACCTCCGGAACCGCCGCTATTTTTATGCACAACCCCACTTGCTGTTTTTGTGCTTCTCGGCTGATATCCTGCTGCAGGTGCGGTTACTCCGCCGTATCGTCCTGCATTATTTACCACATTCTTTGCAAGGCTTCCAAGCTGTGCTACTGAACTTGCACCGCCTGCAATTGTCGTACCCACACTCTTTTTTGTTGTCTTCTTGGCTCCGGCTGCACCATCCGTTAGCTGATAATTTGCATTCATTGCCATGGCTACTCTCCTTTGTTTGCTGATATTACTTTGGTTACGTTCTCCCACATAGCATCCAGGCTCTGTTGTACCTCGTCCTGGGTCATTGGCTTCTTACCTTCGCTAAAATTCTTTTCATCCAGGTGCGTCAATGCGTAATTGGCTTTATCTGCAGTATCGTTAATCCACTTTTCCATAATCTTTACGGCTTCTTCCGTGGTCTTTCCCTGCAGACTGATTTTTCCTATCCGTTCCATGTGCTTCCTACCTCAACTTCCCTCATGATGGAATACAATTCGCATTCATCTCGTCCACTCAACTGGATCCGGAAATGGTCACATCGTTTCGGCTTCACCGTAAAGCTATAAGATTCAATCTTATCCTCACCGCGTAATGTGGTCTGTTCTTCCCACGGCCCATCATCATAGGATACATTCACGGTTACTTCGCTCTTGAACGGAATCAATGCGCGCATGGTTACTCGCACTGGATACGTATGACCGCCGGCATAATAGATTCCGGTTACTGCATTCCAAGATACATGTTGTTCGCCCTGGTCTTCTGATAATGCCAACTGGTCCTTGGCATATCCGAATCCGTAAATCTTGATTCCGTCTCTGCCATATAGCTGACCGGAATTGTTATATGTGAACTCTTCAATCCTTAGATTGTCTTCCCTGTGCCACATTCGCTTTGCCAGGTCATAGACGAATAAATGCGGCACATCGTCTTCGTCTAGCATGGAAATGTAATACTTCATCAAACTACTGCCGGCTACCGCACTGTGATACATTGTTTCTCCCAATTGTGCGGAGATGTTCGTAGGACTTCCACCGTCGAATATGCAGATATCCTTCACGGACTTATACACCAGGTATTCTCCAACAATCGCAATGGACTTAGCGGAACCCTGCTGCACTCCCCGGCATTCATAGGTGATTAACTGATACTGCGCCGGATATGAGCCGTAGATTCTGTACACCACATTCTCTTTAAAGAACGTCGGATATCCCTGGAACGATACTGCTCCGGTAAACTCTCCATCCGCTCCGATTGATAACGTATAACTGTCGGATGCAATCCCTGCAAATGAGTACCAGTTCTTCGGGTCTCCTAATTTGCAAGCATGGATTTCATTTACAATCTGCCCGGCCTCTTCTCCGGCCCTACATCCCCATACGCGGTTATTGTTCACGCATACATAATCAAGGGTTGGGATGCGTCGTTCTATGATAAACGGATTGTCTGACGTGAAACTCTCTGTATCAGATGCTTTATCCATGATTGCTGTCACAATAATGTAATCTGCATCCACCTTCTGCAGGATGCTTCCGCTATTGATATCCTGCAGCTTGGTATTCATGAACACTGCATCACCTTCGGAGAATCCTGCTCCGATTCCGGTTAATGCAATCTTGATATAAGTTGTTAGTACGGCCTGCCAGTACTTCAATGTGTCGGTCCACACGTATAGTCCATAGGATTCTGTCCTGGTATCTAACCAATAATCACCATCTGCAGGTGTGCTTGGCTCCGTTGCGGATACAGTAGGATTCAATGCTGTTCCTTCTCTATCCACAATGGAATATGTCACGGTTCCGGATAGACTGTTTTTATGTCCCAGGGCACCTTTGTCGGTAGTATCCACGGTATTGAGATACACTGCTGCAGGGAAGATAAGGATATAGGCTCCATAGCTTAATAAGGTCTGTTCGCTTACTCCATCATCTCCGGTCATATATGCTGACAAGTCATAGGATGCCTCGTTATAGTACAGTGTCTGCTTAATCAGATATGCTAACTTGCCGGCCTTACATAAGATGCCGCGCACATTATCGTTTCGATATTCTGCAGCAATGTTGTACACGTAGGTATCAATGTCTTCCGGGTCATATGTTGCAGGATCTATTGCCTTGGCATATAACTCGAATGTCATAGACTCACAACCTGCAGGTGTAGTTACGTACTCACTCAATGGAATACTGCTGCCATCAGAAAATGATACGGTTCCGGTCACTTGGGAAATCATGGTGTTATCCACATCGTATGTGATATGCACGTACTCATTACCACCTACCGTAATTGAATTACTCTTATAAATTGCAATCGCTTCACTTACGCTTGCTTCGCTCCTGGTTGTGATGGTGAACGTCAACGACTCCCATGTATTACTTGCCACCTGCAACTGCAGCTTTCTCTTCTTTCGCGGAGACAACAACGGATAATGGTCCGATGTTAGGTTCTCCATGTCGTAAAACTCTCCGTCCTCGATAATTGGATTATGGTTATATCCTAAGAAGGCCGCCGTTACTTCTCTTTGATTGTCGCTTTTATCAATTTGATTCCACTGCATAGCATCTCCTTATAGCCTGGTATGGTCTATAAATACCGGCTGTGCCCCGATAGGCTTAAAGGTTCGGTTATAGTACTGTTGGAAGGCCAAATACGAACCATTGAACATGGCACTTGCCGCGTTATATCTCTGTGTCTCGTTATTGCTCCATGCTGTCTTCATATCCAAATAGTCCATGTACACCTGCGTATATGGACTCTCTATCAATAACTCACTACTGGAATCCCAGTGTGCGAAGTATTCGTCAATGTCAAATTTCGGTGGCTTCTTCACTCCAATGTGAATGACTCCATCCGGTTCTTTTTCACGCTCCTGCTTGTCTAGGAGTTCGCTTAACTTCTTTGGAAGCGGACAATGCTTTAGTATTACGTCCTGGACCACCATAATTTCCAGGTCTTTCAACCACCGTTCCATCGTCTCTTCTTTAATTTGGTTTGGTCTATCAATATTGAACTGACTGATTAACTCGTATACCGTCATATCTCTTTCTCCAAAAAAGGGCAGACAATCACTGCCTGCCCTTCCAAAACAAAATTACTTCTGCGTCTTGTACTCTTTTTCCTTGACGTAGTTCTTGTACCGTCCCATTGCATCCTTGGAGTTTACAAGTACCTCTGCTACTGCCAAAGGAACTTCTACATCCTCGCCCTTGTTTACGGTATAAGACTTGCCGTTTACAGATACATACTGTACTTCCGGCTCTCCGTCTCTAGCATCGTCAAGATGTACAATCACTGTGTCGGGCATCTTCTCCACTGCCTTCTTAGCTGTGGTCTTTTCCTCGACATCTGTTTTCTTTTCTGCTGCCATAAGCTCACTCCTTAATTCTCTTCGTCAATGTCGGAGTAGGAAGAACCGGACTCTACGCGTACCATTCTCTCATCGTAGAGAATCATTGCTGTATGGGAAGCCTTCCAACCTACAGTACTTCTCTGATCCAATGGGTCCTCAGTACCGCCGGAACCTAATCCCTTGACGATCATCTGTAATCCTTCGGATGTATGGTCTACTGCTGCAAATGCCTTAGCACCGAAGAATAAGGTCTCATATGTTGCCACACCTGCTGCACCACCCTCACCAGGGTATACAGTAGATCCGGAATCTGCAGTTACACTTGCATCGGTTGTATGATCTAACCAGTTCTTCAAGGTCAACTGAGTTGTGCTGTTCGCGGATACGTAGTACTTGCCTGTTCCGATAAGTACATAACGGCCTACTAATGCATCCTCAACCAAAGTCTGAGATACGGTTACCTTATTGGTTGCGCTTGCTGCAGATGCTAATGTAAGGTTACGTGCAGTTGCGCTAAGGTCCTTGCCGCAGTGTACCTTCTGCTCGGTAGACTCGAAGAATACAACACCGTGTAACTCACCGATGGAACCATCAAAGATGGAACCTGGCTCTGCATACTTGTGTGCCTCAATCCATCCGGTATCATTACGCAGGTCTTCTGCGATAGATGGATGAATGAAACATACATACTTACCGTTGATACGTGGAACGTTGTTCTTCTTCAAGAAGGTTGCAGCACGGTTTACCAGGGCACTGGTCAACTTATTGGATCCGGTCAAGCCTGCACGAGATGTTCCTGCAGCATAGATTACGGATGTACCGGTGGATACGATGTTACGGTCAACAGTGTTCAATGTTAAACCTGCCTGTGCACCATGTTCCTCAGTGATTCCTGCTACCAATGGGTCAATAGACTCACGCTGCAGGCGATCGGATACTGCAGTATAATCGCCGTACTGCTTAATGGTTGCATTCATGGATAATACGGATGCCTTGTTACCGTCCGGAGTAACACCCTCTACCAATGGGGTCATAGCCTTCTTGAAGGTCTCCAAACGACGAACCTCAATAGTTCTACCATTGTTTGCCGGCAGCTTTAACTTCTCAGCAAAACGCTCATACAAAAGTTCCGGACGTGCATTCTGCAACAGTGCGGTGTTGTAGAATACCTTCATTTCCGGAGTTAAAAACTCCGACTCAGTTGTGTTGGTGTTCATTTCTGCAAATAACTGCAAATTCAAATACTTGTTCATAATCTTCCTTTCCGCGAACTACCGGAAAGTGATTTTCTCTCCTGCTTTTGCTCTCGCAATGTAGTCCGCCATTTCTGTAGGTGTTAATTTACTAATGTCAATACGGCCCGGATTGGAAGCACTCTGAGCGGACAAACCATTTTCGCGCGGTCTTGTTGCGCCTGCCTGGATAGACTTGGATACGTTTTCCTTGGTCTTCTCGATTGCATACTTCATTCCGCCTGCAAGAATGTCCTGCACATGAACTGCTTCATATGCGTTCTGCAGTGGGAATCCGTTGGCAATCAATGTACCAAACTGCGGATTAGATAACTCTGCTTCCAGGTCAAACTCCGGATAGATAGTGGCCTTCAACTGTTCGGCCTCTTGTACTAACCGGTTGAACTGTTCTCTTGACTCTGCATCTTGCGCTGCCTGTTGACTAGCCCGACTCAATCTTTCGTTCTCAATCTCTAGGTTGCGCATATGCATGTAGTCTTCGACTTTCATGCCTCGCTGAAATGCTTCATCCTCATACATGGATGTGTCGTTCTGCATTGCCTTGGTGATTGCATCAAGATCATACTCGCCATTTTCCCCGGCCTGGATGCCGTACTTCTTTGCTGTCATTGCGACAAACGGATTCAGTCGGTCAATCACGGCCTGGTTGTCTTTCTGATTCTTGAATCGCTTTGCAATGCGTTCCTTAATCCCATCTTCGTATTGCTTCTGATACTCCGGGTTGCTCTTAATGATTTCATCAAGAGTCTGTGCAGGAGCGGCCTGCTCTGTGCCAGTATCGGCACCTGCTGTGTCCTCGGCGGTAGGACTAATCTCTGCCGCAGCCTCTGCCTCTTCGGCAAATAGCTGTAAGTTGAATTGTTTCATAAGGGCAATTCTCTCCTTTCTCAGTGGTAAGTCACGACCTTTATGCTTTTATCTTATCTAGTCAAAATATAAAAAAATAGGTGGCCCATAAAAGCCACCTAATTCCTTGTAAATACTACGTTTGCCGGGTATCCTTCTGACAATAATTTGAAACCGGATACGACCGTTTCAAACGATTCTTTCATATCTGCCGGCACCTTTAGTCTTGCGTATCCCTCTGTCATGACACATTCAAACGGATGCGCATTTAACTCCTGCTGCCGCTGCCGTAAAGTGTATATCAACATGGATGCCGCCGCACACACAATATCTTTGCCGGGCACGTCGTTATGCGCGTGCCCCTGCATTTCGATACATAATAACTCTGATTCCGTCCAACACTTAATCTCTATCATCTTGGCTCCGTTGAGCTTGCTGCTCTTTCCCTTGCGTTCGATACGATACTGTTTTCCTCATTGCCGGTATAGATATCTGCATCTATGTTACCCGGCTGTACCTGTGGCTGATTCAT